CCCGGACTTTCCGGGGGACTTCCGTGTGCACAAAAGGCACCGTGACACCGCGAGGTGTCATCCTTGTGACGGCAACAAAAGCTGCGGTTGTACAAGGGTATAGACCGCCTTAATTGGAGGTCTGTATGAGCATAAAAACACGAGGAGAGGGGCTGGTTTCCAGCACCGCTACCGAGTGGCATGATGAGTGCGGTGTTATCACCGTCGCATCTGCGCAGCCCTTATTCACTAATGGTTGGAAGGAAACTTCCGCCGGTGTGGATATCCCTAGTTTCCATAAGGTAAAGGCAGAGGCGGCACGCGAGTGTCGTATTATCCCTGCTACCGAATGGTATCAAGAGTACTTAACCGCCACGGGACGTTTTGACTGGGATTTAAACCAGGTAGCGCGCCCGTGCAACCGCTATTACGCCAACTACAACGGTGTTGCAGACGATGCAATGCCCGCAATGGTTGGAGTCGTACTTCCGGATAATTCGGAGTTGTTGTACGACGAAGCGGTTCAAGCTCTGTACACTGATGGGTGGGACATTCTCACGTTCGGTTTACAGTTCCGCCAGTCTGTCGAGAGTTTCGTACATCTCGGCAAGCGGATTCACCGCCTTTGGACTGGAGGCAAGTTGACGCCACGTGATATGGGTAATACCATATCGGAAATGGCGTGGTCCTGGAGACCGTTGCTCTACGACATCGAGGACTTTGCTGGGTTGGTTACCAGCTTGCTCGAGCCGAAGAAAGACGGTTGCCATGTATGGCGAAAGAACGCGTCGCTCTCCACTACGGATGTTGTTGAGACTAGTGTGCCAGTATACCGGTCCACTTGGAACAGCATTGTCCACACTAAGTGGGAGTACACATTCAGTGAGCGCGTTTCTATCCATTCCATGATAGCCCCGCCTCGTGTTTTGGTCGACCCTCTTGTATCCGGCTGGGAGCTAATTCCTTTCAGCTTCGTACTGGATAAGGTTGTTAATGTCGGAGCCATGCTCGCCTCAATCGGCGGACGTGTCTGGCACCATGATGCGGCATTTGCGTATGGAACGCAACTAAACATCACCTGTGAACGGACTGAGACCTATGCGAGCGCTGGAATGTTCCAGGGTTCGTATTTGAGTTCTGAGACGTTCTTCAAGCAGGTGACAACTCGTCAACCAATTGCAACGGCTAGTGAGCTACCTCAACTCGTACCGCGTGGGCTTAAGATTGACAACCTTAGGTACTACATCGAGTTGATGCGAACGATCCGTGGACGCAAGACTCTCTAAGGAGAACCACAATGAGCACGATTACTTCTGCTCTAGTCGAGTATGCCGACAACGGCAACTCACGCACGTACGTAGCGCCCGATCATACGGCCCTACGTCCTCGGCTCGTCATCCAGCGCCGCAAGGTTGCCGGAAAGGCGGGTGAGGTTGCGGAAACGTCTATTCGAGTCGTGATGACTCAAGTGGACGCGAATGGCCTGACTCTCGCTGCGAAGCGTACTGTCGAGGTCATCGACCGCTCGGTGGTAGGGGGGGTCGACACTGCCGTGGAGGCAGCCTCCCTTGCGTTGATTCGTGAGATCGTGGCCAGCGATGAATTCGCAGCTGCTATCACGGGCCAGTTGTGGATTAAGTAAGCTTGTGCCTGCTTAGTCCACCGCTAGTAGGGACCTTGTTCCTGCTAACCATCATGTCAGCGACCCCACATGGGGCGGAGATCCAAGATGCGATCTACACGACAGAGCGGGGCATGGCCAGTGGCCAGCGCCTATATCAAGGACTACCAATCGGAGCTTGGATTCGACGTCTTTTCAAAACTACAGGGTGCTATTCGCGCCCGAGACGTTGGATCTGTGATTCGAACGGTAGAGGAGTTCTCCCTGAAACAACCTGGGGAGGTACATTTACGTCTGCTATCGCAGGTGAAAGGGTTCTTTTCGAAGAATACCTCACTGGTGAGTGCGGACGGCGAGGAGACTGCGGCATCTACGTTTTTCCGGATGGAGGAACGTTGTGCCTTGACCAACGCGAGGCTGATGCGGTTTGCCGCTCACGCCGAACGTTACCCATTATGGCTTCAAAACGCCATAGGTGACATGCAGTCTGACATCGCGGCCCTTCTTGGGCCTATGGATGTGTACTTGAACGAGCTTCCTCAGCTCGTTCGATTAACTTCTGGCGCAACCGTAACTACATCTCGTCAGCAGTCACGTCGCGATCTGAAGCTTCGGCGGAAGGTCACGGTGACACCGGGGTGTGCTCCACTGCTCAAGACTCTCCTGGCCCACCTTGGGTTGGAAGAGGGTGTGCGTTTGCAGTATGTAGACCACAACCGCCTTGAGTTCGTCCCAAAGAATTGGAAGACGAAGAGAACCATAGCCTGTGAGGCGACCGGTAATCTAGTCTGTCAGCTTACATATGACTCCTTTGCTAAGAGTTGTCTGAAGGCCTGGCGCGTTGACCTGTCTCATGGTCAATCTACCAATTCTGCGAAAGCCAAACTAGGCTCTATAGATGGCGGTGAAGCCACCGTCGACTTTGAGTCAGCCTCAGATTGCACTGCAGCGCGAGCTGTGGAGCTATTGTGGCCGTCTGACTGGTATCAACTACTCATGAGAATGAGGAGCCCCTGGTACAAGTTAACCTATCGGACCAAGGATCGAGGTGTGGAACAGGTGCATGCACCTTACCACAAGTTTTCGTCAATGGGAAATGGGACGACGTTCACCATCGAGACAACTATCTTCGCTGCCGCGGCACGTGCCGTTGGTAGCAAGACGTTCGCCGTATACGGTGATGACGTTGTGATCGAGCGCAAGCTCGCACCTAGGTTCATGCGTTTATGCAAGTTCCTAGGCTTCCACATTAATCGTGAGAAGACCCATTGGTTGGCCAGTGATGGCTTCCGTGAGTCTTGTGGTGAGGACTACTATAAAGGTGTTCTTATCACTCCGTTCTACTTGAGAAACGACGCCGAGTTGCGTCGTGAGGTTTGTCACAACATCAACGGGTTGGTTTCAATAGCCCGACCCGGTGGTAGACTGGCACGCCTCCTTGTTAGCGCGGCTCAATACAGGAAACTTCCCTTCGTGCCGTTCAATTCGGACACGGGGAGTGGAATCTTCCTTTCTGCGTATGAGTTTTATGCGCGTTGGGAGGAACGGCAGTATGCCGGACGTATAGGCCTACGATTCGGGGATTATCATCAACCCGAGTTTAAGGGCCTCGTGGAAGTGGCACGTAAGGGTGGCTCAGGTCGCTCTTATAAGCGTCTCCTTTTGTGGTACCTTGAGAAAGCACGTGGACGTTCTTGCGGGCTTCTGCCCGGTTCGAGCGAACTGCGTGCGATTGACGGATATACTACAGATGGACCCATTACGTACGTAAGTACGTCCAAGTGGGACTCGGATAACGTCCTTGTCCGAGTTACGTGGAAGGTCTGGGATATACCCGGGCCTACGCCTACCCACCTATTTTGGTGGGACGAGTTTTGCCAGTTGTCGTCGTAGGGCCTGAGGGCCCCCACAGAAACGACTGGCGCTCGTAGTATAGTTCGCGAAAGCTAGCTATACGGGCAGGGTG